AGAAATGACGTTGCAGTTTGATCAGGAATACAAATTGCAAGAGTTACAGATTTCTTCACGTAGAGAAGAGGCAGAAAGTGAAAGAGCTATTGCAGAACTACAAGCTGAATCAGAAATAAAGACAGCTTCATATGCACATGATGCTTCTTATGGAATAACTACATTAACAATAGCGGCAATACTACGCTTTGTTCGTCCTGTGCTTACTTTCTTACTTCTTGCTTTTACTGTATATATCTTTTGGGAAGTTAGTGAGAATCCCAGTATTGTTCATGAATTGTCAAATCAAATCATGTTCTTGACGACAACTGCCGTAGCTTGGTGGTTTGGAGATAGAAGTCTACGCAAATGAGGGAATTAACTACAAGACAAAATACATTTCTTCAAGTTTTATTTGATGAGGCTGGAGGAGATTATATAAAAGCTAAAGTACTTGCTGGTTATAGTGAAACTTCAAGTACTTCTGAGATTGTGCGTTCATTGAAGGATGAAATTCTTGAATTAACAAGAGAATATCTTGCTGTAAATGCACCAAGAGCAGCCAATGCTTTAATATCTGTATTGGAACATCCTGCTGAATTAGGTAATCAACATAGATTAAATGCGGCAAAAGAGATGTTAGATCGTATTGGTATACAAAAAACAGATAAGGTAGAAGTGTCTGCTCCGCAAGGAATCATGCTTCTTCCTCCAAAAAATCATGCCGTACCGTAAAGGAGATTACTCAAAATACCATAGCAGTAAGCGTATGAAAAATGAACGTGTCATACGAAATAGAAATAGACGAGTAGCTGCACGTAAAGGTTTGGTAACAAAAGGGGATGGTACACATATTGACCATAAAGATGGTAATCCAAGAAATAATCGTGTAACTAACCTAAGAAAAATTCCAGCAAGAAGAAACAGAAAAAAACAATAATGTACGATGCCGGATATTTTAAATTACCTGATCCTGTAGGACTTCAGGAAGATAATGAGTGGTTAAGTATACCACGAATAAGTAGGACTATTCCATTTGGTTATGAGGTATATGAAGAAGATAAAGACGTACTTATACCTATTGTAGAGGAATTGGAAGCTCTAGAATTAGCAAAAGACTATTTGACAGAGTATTCTTATAGAGATGTAGCAAGGTGGTTAAGTGACAGAACAGGACGACAAATCTCTCATATCGGACTTAGAAAACGGGTCCAAACAGAAAAGAAAAGGAAAAGTAAGGCAGCTACATATAAAGCATGGGCTAAAAAATATGAAGTCGCCCTCAAAAAATTTAAAGAGCTTGAGGAGAAGCGTACAGGCGCGAAAGAAAACACAAGAAAAGAAAGAGAAGAACAACCTATTGCCTAAAGCTGAAGTAAAAAAGCAAGAAGATTTATCCCTAAAAGAAAAATATAATATATTATTTGAACCTAATAAGGGACCACAAACAGATTTTTTAGCTGCTTCAGAACGGGAAGTATTATATGGTGGTGCAGCAGGTGGGGGAAAAAGCTATGCAATGTTGGCTGATCCTCTTAGAAATTTAAGTCATCCTCAATTCTCTGGTCTACTTTTACGTAGAACTACAGAAGAATTAAGGGAATTGGTTTGGAAATCACAAGAGCTTTATCCAAAGATTATTTCTGGCATTAAGTGGTCAGAAAGAAAGATGCAGTGGACCTCCCCTTCAGGCGGAAGATTGTGGCTGTCATATCTAGATAGAGATGATGATGTACTCCGTTATCAAGGGTTGTCTTTTTGCTGGATAGGTTTTGATGAGCTTACGCAATGGCCCACACCATTTGCGTGGGATTATTTAAGATCAAGATTGAGGTCTACTGCGACCGATCTTCCAGTATACATGAGAGCTACAACAAATCCCGGTGGTGCAGGACATGTCTGGGTAAAAAAATACTTTATAGACCCTGCATCGCCCGGCTCGTCTTTTTCGGCTACTGATGAGAATGGAAAAGTTTTGGTATTTCCTCAAGGTCATACTAAAGAAGGCGAGTCTCTTTTTAGTAGGAAGTTTATTCCTGCAAGACTATTTGATAATCCTTACTTAGCTACCAGTGGTGACTACGAAACAATGTTGTTATCGCTACCGGAAAATCAACGCAAAAGATTATTAGATGGTAACTGGGATGTAGCAGAAGGTGCTGCATTTCCTGAATTTGATAGGAAGGTACATGTAATTGAGCCATTTGACATACCAAAAAATTGGTCTAAGTTTAGAGCCTGTGATTATGGTTACAGTTCTTACAGTGCTGTTCTATGGTTTGCAGTTGCTCCAGATGGTCAACTAGTTATATACAGAGAGCTTTATACATCAAAAGTTCTTGCAAAAGACTTAGCTAATAAAGTATTATATTTGGAAGAAGATGATGGTGTAATGCTCTATGGTGTTCTTGATAGTTCTTGTTGGCATAAAAGAGGGGATACAGGACCAAGTTTGGCAGAACAAATGATTTTAACAGGATGTAGATGGCGACCAAGTGATAGAAGTGCAGGTAGTCGTATTTCAGGAAAGAATGAAATACATCGTAGACTACAAATGCAAGAAGCTTATGATGACAATCCTCCAGTTCCCGGTATAACAATATTTTATACTTGTAGGAATCTTGTTTCACAACTTCCTACAATTCCTCTTGATAAAAAGAATAATGAAGATGTAGACACACGATCTGAAGATCATTTATATGATGCATTAAGATACGGTGTAATGAGTAGACCCAGACGAGGGATATTTGATTTTACAATTGAAAAAATGAAAGACAAGTATGTTCCATCTGATGCAACTTTTGGGTATTAAAATATGGTAGAAAAAAACTTTGAAGAAGAAGATACTTTAGTTTTAGATGAAAAAACTAAGGATAAAGAATTATCCGGTATAATTACGTTTATTGAAGATAATTTTAAAAGATCGAAAGATTCCCGTAGATTTGATGAAGAAAGATGGTTACAGTCCTATCGTAATTATCGTGGTATATATAGTCCAGATGTACAATTTACAGAAGCTGAACGATCTCGTATCTTTATTAAGATTACCAAAACTAAAGTACTGGCTGCTTATGGACAGATTACAGATGTTCTATTTGCAAGACAAAAGTTTCCGTTAAGTATTGAACCTACCATATTACCAGACGGCGTTACGGAATCAGTACATTTTGATCCTAATGATAAAACAGAAGAAGCGCAACAAGGAAGAGAAGAAGAAGAGGAATTTCCTACAAGTCCTTATGGTTTTCCCGGTGATGGAGAAGACTTATTGCCGGGAGATACTGCTTCAAGTTTAACTGAACGTAAACTTAAACTTGGTCCTTTACAAGATAAACTTTCAGAAATTGACGGGTTAAAGGAGGGAGAAGGTCTTACACCTTCAGCAGTAACTTTCCATCCTGCAATGGTAGCTGCAAAGAAAATGGAAAAGAAAATTATGGATCAACTAGAGGAATCTAGTGCAAGTAAGCATTTACGTTCTTCCTCTTTTGAATGTGTTTTATTTGGTACAGGTATTATTAAGGGGCCATTTGCAGTAAATAAAGAATACGCTAGTTGGGATGAGGAAGGAACATATTCTCCTACAATTAAAACTGTACCTAAAGTAAGTAGTGTATCTTGTTGGGATTTTTATCCAGATCCCGATGCAAGTAATATGGACGAAGCTTTATACGTAATTCAAAGGCACAAACTTTCTAAAGCTAAATTATATGAATTAAAAGAACGTCCTCATTTTAGAGAAGAGTCCATTGATCTTTGTGTTGAAATGGGTGAAGTATATTCCAGTGAATATTGGGAAGATGACTTAAAAGATTATTATCTTAATGATCATCCTGAACGATATGAAGTATTGGAATATTGGGGTATGATGGATACTGAAATGGCAAAGGACTTTGGTTTGGATTTGCCAAAGCAGTTTAAGGATGTAGATCAAATACAAGTAAATTGTTGGATATGTAATAACTTTGTATTGCGTCTTGTTGTAAATCCATTTAAACCTACTCGTATTCCTTATTATGCTGTACCTTATGAGCTTAATCCTTATAGCTTCTTTGGTATTGGTCTAGCTGAAAATATGGACGATACACAAACCTTAATGAACGGGTTTATGAGAATGGCCGTTGACAATGCTGTTCTAAGTGGTAATCTTCTTATTGAAGTAGATGAAACTAATCTTGTTCCGGGTCAGGATTTACAAGTATTTCCCGGTAAGGTATTTCGTCGTCAAGGCGGTGCTCCGGGGCAAGCTATCTTT